ATATTCAAAATATTATTACTAAGAAGAACTATCCAATCTAAGGATGAATCATTATATACTTTATATGCCACATTGTCTGGTCTTTCATTACCTTGAACTTGATATTTGGTGAATAATGTTAAGTCTTGAAAAATATCTTCTTTTAAATAACCTTTTTTAAAAAGATTTTTTACAGTAATATAATCTGATATCTTAGCATCAGGAAGACGGCTAACATATTCAAAATTGGGAATTTTATTAAAATAATTTGACATAATTTATTTATGGTTTATTAACTCCACTACTGTATCGAGATTTATTCCCTCCCTGTCCTCCTACTGGACGTGCTGGTGTTGGTGCTGGTGTAGATGCTTTTTGTTCTCTAAAGTTAAGATCGGCAGGGAATTCACCTTCACCAGAATCATAATCACTATTAAGAACAGGTTGTAGTTCTTTGAATTGCATTTGTATTTCGTATGAATTCATTACACCATCTTCATAGGTTGAATAGTTATTTTCTGGAGTATAATTAACAATGAAGTTTTCTAGGGCACATTCTTTAAAACTATTTAAGAAAGGATGTTCTCCTTCACCTCTATAAAGATATTTGAGTTGAAAAGTATGAGGAGACTTAAGGAATAGGAGATCTCCATCAGTTCTAGGTGCCATTCCTTGTTGAAAGAATCTAATAATTTGAATTACTGCCTTTGATTCATCTTTACTTCTTGGTGATAATCTAAATCTAAAATTAAAAGGTCTTAAGGTAGGAGCACTGAATAATAATTCCATATTAGGATTCATTATTGCACCCAGTCCTCTTCCTAGAAATGTATTTCCATCTTTTCCTATTGCAGCAGCAGCAAAGTACTTTGGAACTAGATCTTTGAGTGCGCCGGTATTACCTTGTGCTTGTTTTACAATGTTTTCTATTGCCGCCTGGGGCTTACCTTGGATGGCCTCATCGGAGAAACCTGCTGCCATCAATTCAAAAGGATTAGCTGAATCTTCATCCCATTTTACTGCATTGGTAGATTGAATTCCTCCAGGAATGGGAAGCATTACTGATCCTATAATGTCTCGCTTTGAAGTTGAAGGTCTAGTTCCAGCACCTGACCCTACTCCTGGCGTTAGACCTCGCGCCACATATTCCAACATTTGGAATTGAAGTACATCTTGTTGTGTAGATCCAATTGAGAGTGGATATATAAGAGGTTCTTTTCCTTTAGCTCCTGGAAATTCGGTTCTAGAAGCTGTTCCTGTAGTAGGAGTACTAGTAGTACTAGTAGTACTAGTAGTACTAGTATTGGGGTCAGTAGTAGGTGGGGTGCCCGTATTTGAATTAGATATATGTTCTGTGAGTTTAGTAGCTTCTGCTTCACTTACTGGTTGAAATCCTGTAGCTTTAGATCCATTATCCATAAGATCTTTTTTTGCTGCTAATTGTGCTTTTTTCAATCCAACTTTTGTACCCTCAGGAGATGCAAAGTATTGTTGTTGTGGAGCATTAACAGGTTTTTGTGTTAATAAATCTTTTACTGGTATAAATTTTTTATTTTTATCCCATTTTCCAATATAAGTATCAGTTGCTCCAAGAGGATCCAACAAATTTCTTTCTTTTATTTGTGTTTCGCCAGTCTCCTCATCATACATTGTGTAAAAGTCTCTATTTTTTATACTGTCTGGAGCAGTAGGCCCTGGTTTCCAGTTAATATCTCTACTTCCAAGTAGATTATCAATAGGACCTGTATAAATCGGCATCTTTACGATCTTTTATTTATTTAGGAGGAATTTACCATATTGTAATGCAAGTAACTCATCTAGTTCCTGAAATTCTACTACATGAAGTTTTCCTTGTATTTCTTCCCATGTATAATTCCTATAATCTTGCCAGTGGAAGTTAATTCCTCTGAATCCCCACTTAAATATATCTATACAGGTAATAAGTGGATGTTGGTCATAATCAATATTGGGAGTCTTGGGAGTATAAACAAAGGTATAGAACTTTCCGGGTTCAGGATATAATACTTCTATATTAAAGAGTTCCATAATAAGAAGCATAATCTCTTCAGGATCAGTAGTATTTTCTGCTTCAACTCTTCGTTTAAGTTCTTCTACTCTTGCTGTGGGGTTTTGTTCTAAGTCTAGTTCTTGTTCTATATTACTTTCAAACCCAAAAGAATCTGTCATTACTTAATACCTAGTTCGTTTTCTGTAATGATTTTAAATTCAATTCTTCTATCCTTACACCATTCATTTGCTGCACTCCATTTAGCTTGATTAACGGAGTAAGTTTTCATTTCATAGAGGTAAGATTTTGACACTCTTTTCTTTTTGATAGGTGGTTTGGTTTGTCTTTTGGGCTTAACTTCAATTACATATGTTTTGACTTCACCATTACTTTCTTTTACTTTAATAATAAAATCTGGGAAGTAACGATGAGTTTTATTATCTATGGGTGAAAGGTATGGTATCCAAAACTCTTCACTACCCCATTCTAAAATATTTTCATTAATATCACACCAGTTACAGAATTTTCTTTCCCATGTACTACGACAGATAATATTAGTAGCATCACCCTTATATTTCTTTGGTTTAGTGGGTTTAAATAAACTCTTAATACTTTCTGCCATTATCTTGGCTACATAATATATAAGATCAAATAGTATTTATAAATGGCTCTCTCGGGGTTCACTCAGGCATTAGAAGATCAATTTAATAATAGTGGTGGATTGGGTGGATTGTCTCAAAGAATATTTGGCGTTAATCCTAATAATTTACCTGCTTTTGGTTTATCTTCCACTTCCCCAGATGGTGTTGGTCCCGGAACTCCTAGGTCTGTATCATCTATTAAATCAAAATTATTAAGACCTGCTACCACCTCTCATTTTTATGCAAGTATTGGTGGAGCTCCTGCTCCTGTAATGGCATTATTAGGTAGTAGTAATGTAGATAAATTAAATTTGTTATGTGCGGAAACAGTATTGCCGGGATCTAATTTAACTACTTGGAAAGTTAATAATGATTTTACGGGAGTAACAGAGACATATGCTTATCGTAGACTTTTTGATGAGAGAATTAATTTAAATTTTTATGTAGATGCAGATAATTATTTGCCTATTAGATTTTTTGAAAAGTGGATATCGTATATAATGGGTGAGGATATTGGAGAAGATCCATTTGCTGGTGGTTCTGGACCACTTGCAAATCAAATTCCTTCAATAACGTCTGGTCAGTATAATTATAGATCAAGATATCCTGGTTATAGTTCGGCGGATGAGGGGTATATGGCACATCAAGGATTGGAAATTACAAAGTTTGAAAGAGATTATCAGAATAGTTTGACCTATAGATTTGTCAATAGTTATCCATTGGCTATCAATTCAATGCCTATTTCTTATGATGGATCACAATTATTAAAATGTAGTGTGTCGATGAGTTATCTGAGGTATGTTGTGGTTCAACCCAAAGAGGCGGCGACAGCACCAGGAACACCACCCGGAGCACCACCAGTAGCACTTCCTTCTGATCCTGTGAAAGATCCTGTGGCACCTTCTGTAGATCCTGGTAAAATTGCAAGTGGTATGATGATACAAAGAGGTATTTTGGGTAGGGATGTTCAGAATGCAATTAGACGGCAAGGTTTACCTTTGAATACTAATAGGGTAAGATATTGGGGGAGGGGTGCATCTATGAAAGTAGAAGCTCTCTAATCCCCTATAAATAAACATACTGAAATAACTATAGGATATTATGCCTTTACCAAAGATTGCTACGCCAGTATATGAGTTGGAATTACCTTCTACTGGTGATACTATTAATTATAGACCCTTTCTAGTTAAAGAAGAGAAGTTACTTGTAATTGCACTAGAGAGTGAAGATACAAAGCAGATTACAACTGCGATTAAATCTGTTATTAAAGCTTGTATTCAAACCAAAGGAATTAAAGTAGAAGCACTTCCTACTTTTGATATTGAATTCTTGTTCCTTAACATCAGAGGTAAATCTGTTGGAGAAGAATTGGATGTTAATATTATTTGTCCTGATGATGGCGAAACTGAAGTTCCAGTAAAAATTAATTTAGATGATATTGAAATCCAGAGAACTGAAGGTCATACTAATCAAGTTAAGTTGGATGATAATTTAATGATGGAGATGAAGTATCCTTCACTTGATCAGTTTATTCAAAATAATTTTGATTTTACTGAAAAAAATGCAATGGATCAATCATTTAAATTGATTGCTACATGTATTGATAAGATTTATAGTGAAGAAGAAGTGTGGGCTGCTGCTGATTGTACCAAGAAAGAAGTAAATGATTTTCTTGAGTCGATGAATTCATCACAGTTTAAAGGAATTGAAAAATTCTTTGATACAATGCCCAAACTTTCCCATACTCTTACTGTTAATAATCCTGTTACATCAGTTGAAAGTGAAGTTGTTTTGGAGGGATTAGCATCTTTTTTCGCTTAGCACTAACTCATATGAATCTTATGAGTTATTATGAGCTTAATTTTTCTTTGATGCAGTACCATAAATATTCATTAACAGAAATTGAAAATTGGATACCTTGGGAACGAGATATCTACGTTGCTATGTTACAAAATCATCTGGAATCAGAAAAATTAAAGCAACAACAGCAGTCGGCTAATGCCCGTTTCTAGTACTTCACCAACAAAGATACTCCTTGATCTTGGAATCAACTTAGATAATCTATCAGATGATGAAGATTATTTGAGTGCTTTGATGGAGGCTACTAATGGACTGTCGATTACTAATTCTGGTGATGGAAGGATTAAAATTTTACAAGATGAAATTAGAAGAGTAAGAGCAGATAGAAAGAAGGCATCTCCTAGTGCTGGTATGAAAGCCACTAAGAAGCGTATAGGGGTTGCTTCTATATTAGGTAAAGGTGGTATAAAGGCTACTACAAAAACAGTAAATATATCTAAATTACTTGCTGCAGCCCCTGAGACTAAGAAAGGGGGAGAAACAGGTGGGTTTGGTCTTTCAGAAAGTCTTTCTAAGATTTCTGAATCGGTTACATCTATTGCGAAAACATTAAAAGAACAACAGAAGCAAGAAAAGAAAGAATCCGCATTTGATAGGAAGGCAGAGGAGAATAGAAAAAGAGGGTTAGCAGAAACTAATTTAGAGAAAGGGTTTAAGAAAGTAGGGGCAATAGCTCAGAAGATACTTAAACCGGTCAAATCGATATTGGATAGGATTATTCAATTCTTTATGGCTATTGTGGTTGGGAAAATTTTGATAAAGTTTCTTGATTGGATTGCCGATCCAGCAAATCAGGAAAAAATTAGATCTTTTACCAGGTTTTTAGTTGATCATGGACCTAAACTTTTAGTTGCTTTTCTTCTTTTTGGTACTACCTTGGGTAGGATGGCCACAAGATTAGTGGGTATAGTAATTGCAGGTGCTATTAAACTAGGAGCTGCAATTGGAAAACTTGCCCTAGCTCATCCTGTTGCTGCTGCTGCAGTAGGATTGTTTACTGCGGGAGCTTGGCTTCCTAAACTTATACCTGGACTTGTTGATGAAGATGTAAAACCTGGTGGTCCTGGTGATTATAGTTGGGGTGGTCATGAGGATCAACAAAGGCAGGGGATGAGTGGGGGTGGTTTTTCAGATAATTTCTTTGGAGCTGGTACAGTTCCTGGAAGTGGTAATACTGATACTATTCCTTCCATGCTAACTCCTGGTGAGTTTGTAATGAGTAAAGGTGCGGTTCAGAAATATGGAGTGGACACTCTTGAGGGAATGAATGCAGCAGGTGGTGGTACTAACCAACCAACATTGATGGCTTCTAATAGACTGGGATTTAAAGGTGGTGGTTATACATTGAGTTGGCCTGAGGCTCGTGATAAGGTCATGAATGTGACTAATACTATGGCTTTAGAGGGTAGACAGCATATGCCATGGTTTGATTGGGCCATGGATAAAGCGGGAATGATCGGATCACCCCGTTCATCCAGTCCATCTGGTGGGGGACCAAATCTTTTACAACAGGGTCTTAATCTGGCTAATAATCTTGCTTGGACTCTACAAGGTCGGGATGACCAGATAAAGTCGGGTAGTCAGGGTTCAGGATCTAATCCTTTACAAGGACTTTTGAAGTGGGGTCAGGGTGCTCAGCAGAATATAGAGAAACAACTGCCCAATTTGGAAAAGGGCCATCGTCGCTGGGTTGAAGCTCATAAAGAGGCTGGTGGTCGGTTGGCTGATATGGTATATACTCCTTTGCAAGCAATGGCTGCGGGTGTTGATAGGCATGTTCCTGCAGGACAAGCTCTTAGCGACAAAGTAAAGGATAAAGATAAGAAAAGGCAAGAATTAATAAAGAAACTTCCTGGACCTCTTCAAGATATAGCAAATAAAGGTTTAATTCCTGATATGGCGAATCTTTTTAAGAGTGAAGAGTCTGATGCATTAATTGCAAAGTTAAGTGGAGGTAGACTTAAACATGCTAGTGCAGCACTGACAGGTTTTCAGTATGTTATTAAATCATTATCGGGACCTCTGGGTGAGGGTATGCGTATTAATAGTGATCCTCTGTTTAGATATAATAAACCTTTGATGGATTTTGCTATTGAGCATGGTATTAAGAGTGAGAGTGGATCATATTTAGTAGGTAAAAAGGCATGGACTGATCAACTGGGTGATAAAGCATATGATATGGTGGTAGATCCAAAGTCCGGACAATTGGTTAGAGGTGAACATTTGTATGATAAGCTGCAAAAAGAATCCATGGGATCTGGATTTGGTAAAGGATTTGCAAATTTTGCATTAGGTCAATTTGCATTTAATATTAATGAGATGGGAAAGGGTGTCTTGGATGCTGGTGAAACTTTTGATTCTAATAATCCCGCATCTCAATATTTTAGGGAGAGTAAGGCAGCATTGAAGAGTGGGGATCTTTATAACACTGCATTTAAGGGATTTTCTGGTTTATTGAAAGTTCAAACTAATAGTCTTTTTGGATTACCTGGTACAGGTGAGTTGGGAATAACGGGTGCTAATATTAGACCTGGTGGATCGTTGATGAATGCTGGTGATTTTTCAGGTAATCCTATAATAGCAGCACAACTGCTCGCAAAAAAACAAACAGAAGAATCTGAGAGTAAAAAAGCACAAATTTCTAAAACACAAAAACCTCCAACTCCTGCTCCACCTCCACCATCAGTAGGACTAGATGATCCAGAATTACTTGCCAATACGGGAGATGGTAGGGATGGTACTTTTGGTTTAGGTACTCATGGACAAGGAAGGCCTGGTGATTCTAACGTTAACAATGGGGCACCTAATATAAGTCTTGGTGGTGCGGCGAATTGGATAAAAGGCGTTATTGGATTAGACGGTTAATAAAAAATGGCAATCAACATTCAAAAACTTTTACCAGGATCAGGAGGTACTCAAAAGGCTTTACCTCAAGCAAAGATTACTACCATTCAATTAACATCTCAAGATAAAAAGAATGTTAATACTATTCGTGTAAAGACTATTCAGGTTGATAAGATTTTAAAAGGAACTCTTGCTGCTGATAAGAAGAGATTGGGTGATAAGAAAAAAGCAGCAAGTCAGGAGAGAAGACAGAAACAAGAATCACAATTAGAAAAGAAACCTGAGAAGAAGAAAAAATTTACGATACCCAAAGTTCTCCCACGCACGGGGATTTGGGATTGGATTAAAAATTTTATTGGTAGTATTATTTTAGGATGGTTTGCTTATAATATGATTGAGCATGCGGATAAATTGAAAGGAACTCTTACTACTATACTTAATGTAACTGATTTCCTTATTGATTGGGGAGGAAAACTTTTTAATGGATTAGCGACTTTTATTCATTGGGGATATAACGCATTTGATTGGGCTAAAGGAGTAGCAACGAAGTTTGGACTGGAAGGTCCTTTTAACGCTTTTATTGGTGCAGTTGATAAATTAATAACTCTTTTAGTAGCTATTGCTGCTATTAGAGCTTTGACTCCAGATTGGGCTAAAGGAAAAGGTCCAAAACCAAAAGGTCAAAAACCAAAACCAAATAAACCAAGATCATGGCAGAATAAGGGTCCGCGATGGCCATGGCAAAAACCTAAGGTATCTACAGGTACAGGTGGTAAGCCCAAATTTAAAATTCCTGGTACTGGTCCTTCCGTAACAAAGGGAGGTGGAAATAAAGGAGTGTTGAGTATTTTATCAAAGATTCCTGGTTTGGGATTTCTTAAGGGAATTGTTGGAAGAGCTTTAGGTCCACTTTTCTTCTTGTGGGATCTTACTTCGAGAAAAGGATCAGGACAAAGCAATGTACAAGCGGGTGTTGGTGCGGGTTCCTCTTGGGCTGGATTTACAGCAGGTGGTACTCTGGCAGGAAAAGTTTTAGCACCACTTCTTGTGGCACCTTTTCCTGGTGCTAGACCTCTATATGCTCTCGGTGTTATTGGTGGTGGTCTTTTGGGGGCTGCTGGTCTTACTGGTGTAGCAGATGCAGTAACGGGTGCAAATAAAGTTGGACAAGTTGAAGGAAAGAGTGAAGGGGGTGTGGTAAATAAAAAGAAACAATCTCTTTATATTCCAAAAAGAAAAATATATGAGGTTTATCCCAGTGCAATAGATTTTCCTGATGAGGGTGAGGATGACGGAAAGAAAGGAATTTGGGGAAAAATTAAGGACAGTATAGTAGGAGCTGTTAAATGGATAACAAATCCTTTGGGTAAGGTATGGAGAAAGATGGGTGATAAGTTTTTGGGAGTTAAATTCTTTGGACCTATTCTTACTCTTGCTATTAAATCTTTAGTTGGACAAAAATTAACTAAAAAGGATTATGATGATGCGGGATTGGGAATAGCTTCTTTACTTAATAAGGGATTGAATGATGGGGATTTAATGGGTACTTTGATGGCTGCTTTTGCAGAAGGTGGGTTGGTTAGTCCTTTAATGCAGCAGAAACAAAAGAATGTAGCTGAGTGGATATCAAAACAACTTCAAGAATCTTTGAATGTTTTATCGCTACAAACTTCAAATGATATAAATGCAGTTGAATCTAAAGATGCTAAAGATGCTAAAGAGTCAAAAGGATCTACAGAATCTACAGAATCTACAGCGGGACAAAATAATAAGCAGCGTCTGAGTGGTATTGTAGGAGGAAGATTAAAACTTACTGCTGAGGACTGGGAGTATATAGCACGGACGGTTCAAGGTGAAGCAGGTCCAGGTGATGATCAATATTATGTGGCTGCAGCTATTATAAACAGGATGTCTGATCCTAGATGGTATGGTCCTAATGCGTCTGCAAAAACAGTTGTTTCTGCATCTGGTCAATTTGCAGGATATCATGAGGGAGCACCAATCAATGCAGCACAACATACCAGATTGACTAGTGATGGAGGACAAGAAAAAATACTTCAAGCTTTACAGCATTTAGAGGGGAGAACAGATTTTAAAGGTAGATCCATGTATCATAATATGGGTTCAAGTGATGTACGTCCTAATGATAGATCTAATTTTTATCATTATCTAGAGCAGAAAGGGAAAAATGATCCATTAACTCCACAGATGAAAAGAGATGATTGGAAAAGATTGGTTTCTGGTGGAGGTGGAGGTCTTGAATGGAATCCTTTGGGTTGGTTGAGTGGAAATAAAGGAGAGGAAATAGCGCAAGTAGCTTCAGCAGGACCTATGGGTGGTTTATTGGGTGAGAGTCAAGGACCTGGTGTAAGAAAGCGAGGAAAGGGGTCTAAACTTGCTGGTGAGTTGGGAAGATTTTTAGATAAAAGAGGATTAGGTGGATGGGGATCAGGAGTTCATCAACATCCTGAGCATCCTCCTTGGCCTAAGGAAAGTGGTCATAGGGCTGGGTCATTGCATTATGAATCTCAAGGCGGAAGAGCAATTGATATTGGTGGATGGGGTCCTATGAAATATAAGATGGAGGGAAAGAGTGGGACGGATGACCAGACACAAATT